GGAGTATGCGTTTGTCTTTGACAGAAATTTCGTTCTTTGGAAAATTTAGATGAGAATTTATTTCTAAAAGAAGATAGTCTACAGTCTTTATCGAGATCATAACGATGCATCTTCCATGCCTGCCACTCGAAGTTTAATGATATTACTAAGTTGCCACTGTTTTATATCAAGTGATTTAGTAATACCCAGCCATTTGTTGCGTAGTAAGGCAAACTCGTTGATAATTTTTTCCATATCAACAACATCTGCCTCACCGTCAACAAATTTTTCACAATCACGACTACTAAGAGCTCGTTGATAAGTTTCTAAGTACTTTCTAAACAGAGAACTTTTTAATCTTCTAAGTTCAATGTTTAAATATTCCAAAATTGCTTCAATTTCTTGAAGCTGCGCGAATCGCATCTCTACAATACCTGGCATATTGGCAGCGGCCTTTTCAATATTTCCCGTTATACGGCTATCATTTCTTGCTGCCTGTAATTCGGCCTCAAAATATGCCACAGCATCAGGAATATTTGAAATATCCTTAGAAACTTTTGTGTACCAACTCATTCTTCGTCTTCGTTGTAGTCCCAATTATCCTCATCTTCGAGATTTTCTTCACTATCTTGATCAAGATAGTATTCGATAGCATCGTCGAGGACATCATCATACCCAATTGCTTGTTCTAGAACCTTGTCACTGATCCCATGATCGGCTAAAAGATCAATATATCTTTCTGCCAGTGCTTCATGTGTTTTTTTATCTGTGTATTCTTTGAATAACATCCAAATATCAGCAATTTGATTTTCATTCATCTAAAATTTCTCCGGTTTCCTGATCGATAGTAGATTTTACATTAGGATTCTTCGCGAAGTCAACCATCACTTTGTCAAGACAACCTTCTTCGTTACGTTCCCACTCTTTTCTGTAAAGTTTAATTTCTTCCGATCCAGCATATTTAAGTCTATTGCCTTCTTTTTGGAGGAAACCTTTTTCTTCAAACAGGTCAGTTAGTCCGCTATACGGATTCATGCCAGTTTCATAGGGAATTTTTACCTGCACAGTTTCAAATGGTTTTGCATAACGTGTTTTCATAACTTTACAGGCAGCACGAATACCACGTACTTCCGAAATTTTGTTACCGTCTTCGTCTTCTTTTAGTTTGAGCTTACGCATAGCAACTACAATAGAGCTTGCATAGATAAATCCTTGTCCGCCTGAGATTTTGTCATCTGGATCAAACATATCTTGACTGGCATAGGTATGATTAGTAGCCACTAGACCAACATTTAAGTTACCAAACATGTTTACACAGTTGCGAACCAATGCTGTCAGCGCCTTAGGCTTACGACCCATATCACCTTTTAAGTCGCCTGCCTCAAATTGATTGACGTCAGTTGGAGTGAGCAACATACCCAAGCTATCGATGACAAATAACACCTTTGGACGATCTTCCATTGCTCTGTATTCTTTTACAAATTCATGGATAGTCTTAGCCACGTCATCGATCATGGCCATATTAAGTTTAAGCAGTTTATCTTCTGATGTATCAACACCCAATGCTTCTAGCCATGCTTGGTCAAGAGCATTTTCACTGTCTACTAATACTACATAGATACCTTGTTCTTGTGCATGACGAATTAAATTACCGGAGCAGATAAAACTCTTGCCCGCACCACTTTCACCGGCGAATACAGTGACTTTGCCTAAAGGTACTCCTTTATTAAAATCACCGCTAATCAAATAGTTTAAGGCATAATTGCCTGTTGAAACCCAATCTGTAGGATCGTTAAAACCGACGCCAAGACCGTCGATACTTTTTGTTAATGTTTTACGAAATTTTGATAAATCAAATGCCTTTGTAGCCATAATTGTTCCTTTATGAAGCACAGATGAGGGCACGAGGCCCTCATCATGTGTTAATTTTTACTGCTTGTTGCGATTGCGAATCATAGCAAGAATATCTTCAGCGCGGCCATTTGAAGCTGGCTTGCTTTCTTCTTGCTTTGCTGCCGGAGCAGGTGCTGCCTTTGCGGCAGGTTGTTCCCAAGGAGCTTCATCGTCGTCGGCTACAACAGGAGCAGCTTTGGTTGTTTTAGCAACCGGATCGCCCGTAGCTTGACTCATACCTGCTGGTTTAAAATACTGACCCCAGCGTTCCATGTCAAACGGCTCACCATCTACGGATGCTTCAAACATTTCCTTGATGACTTTAAGTTCAACTTCACCTGGTTTCTTAGGCAGGAAGTCTTTAAGATTATAAAGACCATGTGCCTTTAGTGCAGTTTGCTCATCGTCACTAAGCGGACGTTCACGACGACTCCATTTTGATGTAGAGTAGTCTGCGTAACCACCTTTTGAAGTTTTGATCAATTTAAAATCAACACCATGAAGGATGTCGGTAGGCAGATTGTCCATTTCAGGATCAAGCAAAGCACCACGGATCAATTGAAAAATCTGAGGACCAATAATAAATCTACGGATGGGATTTTCTGGTTTACTATCTTCTTTCAAACCGTCTTCTGTAACAAAGCCTTGGAAGATATATGAACGCTTCTTCCAATACTTACGACCCATGTCTTCGAGGTTGGGGTCTTTAAACCATCCACGAACTTCAGAAAGAATAGGGCAAGTGCCGCCATACATTTCCATACAGGGAACTTGTACCTGCACTTGTTTGCTTTCGGTTTCGCCCTTAATGCCGGCGAATGGCAGTTTGATCATTGCACGTTCAACCCAGAAAAATGTGTTATCTGAGTCGCCGTCTGGTAAAAATCGAACAACTGCTTCTTGTCCTTCTTTTAGATTCCAAAACGGATAAATTGAATTGTCGCCGCCGGTGCGTTCTCCACCTGTTGGACGAGTTTCTTGCTCTTTAAGTTTTGCGCGAATTTCAGCTAAAGTTGCCATAATATTCTCCTATTGTTAGCCTTTAAATTTTGTTTTGCCTTTATTTGCCTAGTACCCATTACTAAACAAAAAACGCATACATTGTATTGTATGCGTTTTTATTTATGTTTGCAAGACTTATCTTGCCTAAAATATGATTTTATTTTACCAATCCTGCTAATTTTAGAATTCTTTGAGATTCAAAAACGTTTTCAAGTTTGTGAATTACCTTTTGTGCAACAGGGCGAACATTATCACCAAACTTTTTCTCACAAGCAATTAATACTCCTTCGGCACCTTTTGGAAATGCACCTGTAGTGTAGTCGTACATTGATTTGATATATTCTATCAGTTCATTTTCTTTGTTGCCAAACACATCTTCAACTTGCAGCCCTGCTTTAGATATAACTTCTCCTAAAGTCATTTCTTTTCCTGCAATTCGAACAACGGTTTCTGCAGTCGCGCCGGCTTTCTTTGCTTTTTCAATTGCCTTTGCCATTCCCTTCTTAGCAAGATGTTTTGCCATGTTTTTAGTTTTAATAGTATTACCAAACTTGTCTTTTTTATCGCCTGTCTTTGTATAGGGACCATCAAATGGAGGATCGGTATCTTTCTCTTCGGCCATTGGTGCTTGAACAGGAGGTGCCTCGGCGGCAGGAGCGGCAGGCGGTGCTTCGGCCGGAGCAGCAGGCTCAGCTGGTGGCTCTTCTGCGGCAGGTTCAGCTGCTAGCTCTCCTTCTTCCCCAAATGTTACCTTTGATAAAACATCAGTTCCATTTTCTTTATCTTTAATTTCAATATAGTCCTTGAGCATATCTCTAATGTCTGATTCAGGATCAATATCAGCTAATTCTTTAAACACATCCATTAGCTCGTCGTCGTCGATGATATCTGATAAACTTTCAATGGCGTTAGTTCCGTCTGCACCAACTGGAAAAGGTTGTGCTACTAATTGATTTAATTTTTCAATTGCTGGTGATTGTTTTTCTTCATCATCACTAAAAATATCTTTACGCTCAACTATATTGTTAATAATGTTTTCATATTGTGTAAATTCTTTAACTGCTTTTTCTTTGCTGTGATCGCAGTCACAGGGATCCATACTGCAAATTTCACATTTTTCTTCATTGACTAAATCTTCAATGGTTAGCTCTTTAACTGGAATATCACTTTCATCTACTAATTTAAATATGTACGGAAATACGTTTTTTAATTCTTCGTTAAATGTTTTAATAGTCAATCGATCAATCCAGTCGTTCATTATGTCTTCTGGAATTTCTTTTCTTTGCTGCTCTTCAAAAGATTCTAAAAATTCTTCATAACGAGCTGGACTTTGTAATCCAAAAATTTCTTTTTTAACTTGATCAATGCGCTCATAAACTTTACTACTAATAGAACCCATTGCTTCGCTAACTAGAGGATTGCGATCAACATATCCTTTAAACATGCGAAGTTTACTCAATTCTTCACTTAAACCAATAATATGTTGGCCAATTGGATCATAACTGTTTCCGCCGTGAGCAACGTGTTGGGCTAATGCACGAGCACCGTTAAGATGTTTATAAGGGTATTTGAATCGTTCACCTTGAATGTTTTCAATATAAATTGATTCAATTCTTTGTGTACGACCTGCTGGGTTATCAAAATTAACAGGTGCGCTGTGTTTAACGATTATTTTGGCATCGCCTAGCTGTTGATAGCTAGTTTTACTAGTGCCAAATAATTTACTTTCGGTCATTTTGCCTTCTCCGATATTGTTTGACATGAACTCATAGTCGCGTTTGTCTAGGTTACTTTTAGATATATCTCTGGTGTCAAAATTTAATACATGCTGCTTGGCAAACTCTCTAAGTTCTTTTAAAAAGTCAAAAAATTTATTTTTTGTATATTCGTCTTGTCCTTCGGGTATATCGTTGCTATAGATTACAACTAATCCGTCATCTTCTGAAATACTTACATCAATATTACCTAAAGATGCGCCATCCTGCACATATTCAAATTTAAAAAAACGTGCTTTTTCCGGTTTATCCGTAACTTTACTATTTTCGTCGCCTAATTTTATCTTAGGGAATTGTGTTCGTATTTTACCGAATAGTTCTTTGGCAATAATATTGAGATTTTTATTCATATTGATATTTATCACATATTTGAAGATATAAAGATCGGCATGGGCATTTCCCAGTCTTCGTCGTCTGCTGCATCACCAGTAGTAATACTGTCAAAAACTCTAATATCCCAATCTCCTAGCACTTGACTTACCCTTACTAGTAACAATAGAGCGCTGACTAGATCGTCTTCTTCGCCGGTTTTAGCTTTAAAACTTACACCCGTTGCTATAAATGCTTTAAGTTCTGAAATTAACGGTTTACTAACAATGTGCATTTTACCGCTTTCAACTAGGTATTTTAATCGTGCGCTGGCTGCAATTTTAGTACCGTGTGTAGTATTAAAACCTTTACGGAATTTTCTCACGTGTCCTTTTCTAACAGGCTCGCTAACAAATAACCCAGCAAAGTTTTCTTCGCCAATATCTCTAATACAAACAAGGCCAGCTTCTCCTACAGTATTATTTTCAATACTCCAATATAAATTACCGTTGGCATTGTCGCCCATCTCATCAGAAATGTATTTTAATATTTCTTTTAAGATACGAATTTGCCCTTGTATTGGTGTTAGATTATGCTGCCATTCTGCTACCTGTGTAAAACTTGGTAATTCAAAAACTTCAATAGCTGCTGAATTGCCGCCTGTTCCTAAACTAGGATCTAGTGTAACAACATAGATACTATTAGGATCAATTTTTTTATACCATCTTGTTTGACCCATCCTGTGAATAGGATCTCGACCTTCAAGACCAGCAAGGCATATAGCATTAATTAGTGTTTCGTCGTAGACTAAAAATTCACAATTGTATTCTCGACGAAATCGTTCTTCACCAATACGTCCTCGTTCTTCTGTTGCCCATACATCATCTCTATCAGGGTGTTCGTTCCAATGACAGGTAAATGGAAAGAAGCCGTTAATACCTGTTTCTTGCTCATTACCAAATTCGTCAAATTTTTTGTTAGCTTCTTTCCAAATGGTAGCAAATGTGTCTTCGTCACTGTTAGGAGTTGATGTCATTATACATTTACCACCAGTAGCTAGTGTAGGTGAAATAGAAGTCCAAAATTCATCTGCAATATTAGGCGGAACGAATG